TGGTTTGTTACTAAGCCAGATGGTGAAACAATACCTTATGTAGATAACATGGAGTTTAGCTAATGGTTAGGGTCGGATACTACAACCTTGAAGGTAAATTGACCTGCTGGCGCGATTGCAAAACAAGAAACGAGGCACAGTTTTTCGTAGGTCTAAATAACAGCGGATTCAAACATATTGTCGCAAGAATTATAGAGGAGGATTCAACCACTTAGCACACAAACGAATGAGTCGGCGGCTCTATCTCAGCAGTTTATACCCTCCCAAATAGACTCAGATAGTCCTGCCGATTCGCTCTTCGAGTGCAAGCAAAAGTTTTACGAGCGTAAAGGGAACCCTTAGAATCATACAGCTGATTCGGCGAGGCCAAGGGCTACCCATATGATTTCCAACATAAAAAAAAATAAAGTAGGTTCGAAGGGGTGTCATATTGTCACAGGTACGGCGGCTATATCATTTTCCCACGGAGTCATTACAAGAGAACGACACAAGAAGGCGACATTGGCTACCCACTTAAGTAAGCTGTCAAGAAAAAAGATTTGTTATATATCAACGACTTATAAAATAGTTAAAATAATTAGTTTACACTTTTGTATAATAAGACATTATATATACATAAGAGGTACTACTTACGTTTCTCACATTAGGTTATATAACTTGATGATATATATTACTAAATATAAAAACGTAAGTATATACGTAAGTAGTAGCCTATCAAATTCCCCATACAACCATGACGAACCTTTCCACTTGTCGCTAACAAAACTAGATGTGGTCATGCCGATGTAGGGTTTATTTATTAAGGTACAGAAGAACTATGACTATCCAAGCTACAAAGTACAGCGAGATAATCGCTAAGAAAGTTACTGAAGGCATCAGGAATGGTGTCTCTGTAAAAGATATTATGGGGTCGATCCAGCAATATCAAAACGCTCCTTCCAGTTCAGCTACATTCTATAAGTTGTATGGAGAACTAATAGCACAGACTAGAGCAGATATAATAGGTAAGATAGGTAATGTCGTTATCAATAATGCATTGCAAGGTGACTTTAAAGCCGCAGAGTTTTACTTAAGATCTAAAGGTGGTTGGTCGCCTAACAGTACTGTGAATGAAGTAGAGCAAGAGGCAGACCCAGATGAGGATCTAGCCGCAGTAGATAGCGTTATGTCGCTACTAGGAAAGAATATAACTCCCGATGAAAATAACAGCTGATGACTTAAGAGCATTACCCGATGCAGAAGTACACAGGATACTAAAAGAGATTGGACCTGCAAAGGCTGATGAACTTAGGTATGATTGGAACTTCTGGGCTAGACCAGATCAACTAGAACCTAAAGGTGACTGGACAACATGGATAGCATTAGCTGGTCGAGGCTGGGGTAAAACTCGCGCTGGAGCAGAATGGGTAAGACATCGAATTAAGAAGGGTGACAAGATTGTTCATTGTGTCGCACCAACTAAAGGTGATGTAAGAAGAGTTATGGTTGAAGGAGACAGTGGACTTCTAAACGTCTGCTGGAAAGGTGATAAAACATATAGAGGTAAACATATAGGTTTCCCTGTTTGGTCGCCAACTAATAGTACACTAACATGGGAGAATGGAGCTAAGGCTGTTTTCTTCTCTGCTGAAGATCCAGAACGATTACGTGGTCCACAGGCATACAGTGCTTGGACTGACGAACTTTGCGCTTGGCGCAACGCACAAGAGACTTGGGACATGATGATGTTCGGTCTACGTCTAGGACGTAAGCCACAAGTCTTTGTAACAACAACCCCCAAAACAACAAAACTACTAAGAGGTATAATTGCTGATGATAAGACATACATCAGTAAGGGTAGCACATTTGATAATGCGGCTAACTTAGCAGGTACTTTCTTAGATGCAATTAAGAAGACTTACGAAGGCACACGTCTTGGTAGGCAAGAATTATATGCAGAGATATTAGACGAAGCGTCAGGTGCGCTTTGGAATAGGAAACTCCTACATTCATGTGAGATAGACAAGGACGAAGTTCCTCAGTTAGCACGTATCATAGTTTCGATTGACCCAGCGGTTACATCAAATACTGATAGTGATATGACTGGTATGATTGTCGCTGGCATAGATGTTAATGGAGTAGCCTACGTATTAGAAGATCACACTGATCGTTACACACCGCAACAATGGGCATCTAAAGCCATTGAGTTATATCGTAAACACATGGCTGACCGTATAGTAGCGGAGAAGAACCAAGGTGGAGATATGGTGCGTCACACTCTGCACACTGAAGACGAAAACGTGCCAGTCAAACTTGTACACGCAAGTAGAGGCAAAATGGCTCGTGCTGAACCTGTCTCTGCTTTATATGAGCAAGGTAAAGTCAAACACGTCAAAGGATTGAATGATTTAGAGGATCAGATGGTACAGTGGGAACCTTTAGGGTCCACAGGCTCACCAGACCGTCTTGATGCTATGGTATGGGCTATAACGGATCTATCACTTAACGGATATGCAAAACCACAGCTAGTTCTGGCATATTCTAACGCTAAAGGCTTAAAGTAAAATGGTAAAGAAACTCTCACAGACGGAATCGACAGCGATACTAGGTGTCTCTGGTGAAAATACAATTAACGGTCAGATACGTTCCGATGAGTTTCTACCAGAACTTAGAGGCAAAAAAGCGATACGAAAGTACCGTGAAATGCGTGATAATGATAGCACTATCGGTGCAGTTATGTACGCTACGGAACAGGTTTTGCGCGATGTAGACCTAAAAGTTTGTCCTTGCGACGATTCTGAGGAAGCTAAACGCGAAGCTGACTTTGTTGAGAGTGTTTTGTGTGATATGGATCATACGTTAGACGATCACATAGCTGAAGCTCTATCTTGCTTGTCGTATGGCTTTGCATGGTTCGAAGTAGTATACAAACGTAGAGTTGGTCCTACTCAGTCAAGTGATAAGAAGAGATCTAAGTATACTGACGGTAGAATGGGTGTACGTAAGATAGCAATGCGCGCACCTTGGACAGTATCTAGGTTTGATGTAGATAACAAGACTGGTGATATACAAGGTGTTTATCAGGATGGCGGTTATGCAGGTACTACTAAACATTATATCCCTTCTCGTAAGAGCTTGTACTATCGTACTACTAGCCTTAATGGAGATCCTAGTGGTCGTTCTATCTTGCGTAATGCATATACTTCTTATGAGTACCTTAATAACCTTCAGGCTATTGAAGCGATTGCTGTAGAGCGAGAGTTAGCAGGTATTCCAGTAGCACGTATTCCATCGGAGTACCTATCCCCAGATGCTACATCATCACAAGTACAGTTTAAGTCTAATCTTGAGCAGATACTACGTGACGTTAAGTTTAATGAACAAGGTTACATAATTACTCCTTCAGATACTTACCCTGATAAGGATGGAAGTCCTACTAATATTAGGTTAGTTGATGTAGAGCTTATGTCTTCAAGTGGTTCTAGGAACATAGACATTGACCCCATAGTAAAAAGGTATCAACACGATATTGCTAGGAGTGTATTGTCAGAGTTCCTAATGCTTGGTAGCCAAGGCGGATCATACGCTTTGTCGAAGAGCAAGACAGACTTGTTCCTCCGCGCACTTGAGAGTTACATCCAGCAAATTGTCGATGTCCTCAATAAGCAGTTAGTCGAGAGACTGTGGGAGTTGAACGGTCTGGACTATTCGTTGATGCCGACTATTGAAGCTGGCGATGTCGCACCTCACGACTTACGTGAGATTGCAGGGTTCTTGCGTAACCTTAACGGCGCAGATATTAGCGTTAGTGATCATCCAGAGGTTATACAAAACCTTATGGACATAGCAGACCTAAATTATGACCCCGATAGGGAAACAGAAACAGAAGAGCAAGAAGCTCTTGAAGAACAGGAAGAAGAATAATGGCATTTCTAAATGACAGAGTGTTTGATAATGGTTTGACTACATTAGACACAGAAGCAAACGTAGTCCACGTAACTTCAGCAGAAGCTACAACTTATACGGCGGCTACATCTACATTAACATTAGGTAACTCTACATCACTTT